AAATAGGAAACTATGTGTATGTACCCAAGCAAGAAATTGATAATCTATATAAATCAGAAGTAGAATGAAGAAAGCATTACCTAATACCAAAGTGACCGTCAAGCTCAGAAGGTCGAACTACAAAGAAGAGTGGTATCTGATTATAGAATCATACCCTGTTTACAAACGAGGTTCAACCCGTGCAAGCCGTGTAGTGGAATCCATTAACCGAACTATATCTACACCAGTTTGGGACAAATCGTCCATAGCACGTATCTTACCGGACGGAACATTCAACTATAAGCCTAAGCGTGATTTGAATGGAATTATCCAATGTCGTTCAACGATAGACCAAGAGGCTTGCATCTATGCCGACAATGTTCGTAAGTTACGCCAACACGAATACGATAGTGCCATCCTTTACACTGATAAGGAAAACGAAATCGCAGCACAGAATGAGCGGAGCGAACAGGATTTTATCAAGTATTTCAATTGTATTATAAGCACACGTCATCCCAATAGTTCCGATTCGATTATAGTCAACTGGAGGCGTGTAGGCGAATTATTGAAAATGTATTCACAAGGGCAGCCAATTCCATTCAAGGCGATTTCCGTTAAACTGCTTGAAGACATTAAGATGTTCCTTCTCCGTGCCCCAATGGGAGGGAATAAGAAAGGTACTATCTCACAAAACACGGCATCGACTTATTTCTCTATACTCAAAGCCGGATTAAAACAGGCATTCATTGATGAATATCTGACCGTTGATATAAGTGCGAAAGTAAAGGGAATAACAAACATAGAGAAACCTTGTGTTGCGCTTACCATGAATGAAGTGCAGATGTTGGTTGATACTCCTTGCAAGGATGATGTTTTGAAACGTGCGTTCTTGTTCTCTATTCTCACTGGATTGCGGCATAGTGATATTCAAACTTTGAAATGGAAACAAATTCAGCAAACAAGCAAGGGCACATGGCAGGCAGTCGTAATTCAGCAAAAGACAAAAAGGCCCGATTACAAGCCTGTCATTCAACAAGCACTTCAACTATGCGGCATACGTCCAGACGATGATGAAGCACTTGTTTTTGAAGGGTTGACTGATGCCTCTTGGATTTCTCGCCCGTTGAAAGTCTGGATAGAAGCATCCGGTATCAAGAAGCATATCACCTTCCATTGCGCACGTCATACCTTTGGGACGTTGGCTCTCAGCAAAGGAATGCCCATTGAAAGCGTGAGCCGTGTCTTGGGACATACGAACATTGTCACAACTCAAATCTATGCGAAGATAACCACACAGAAACTTGACAATGACCTTACGATGTTCGGAAACAAGCTGAACGCATCATTCGGAAATATAACCCCATAACCGAGCGAAGCCATGAAACGAAACATTATCTCAACGGACAATAACGGCAACATTGTCATGCCGGACGATATAGGCGCAACCGCCATGAGCGAGTGGGAAGTATGCGAACTTTTCGGAGTAACCGCCCCGACTCTCCGTGCTGGAGTAAGGGTACTTTGTAAGGGCGGAGTTTTAAGGGAATACGAAATAAAACGCACCATACGCATATCGGGCAAATGTAACATGGAGGTTTACAATCTTGAAACGATAATCGCCCTTGCTTTCCGTATCGGTACATTCGGAGCGGAGAGGGTGCGCAATGCCGTTCTTGAAAGACTTTACTTGCGAAAAGAAAAAACAAACCATCTTCCTTTTGCTGAATGGTACAGATACAGCCAAGCCCGAATATCTTTCGTAGAGTTTGAACGCAGTACTGACGTAATGCAGTCAGCAAGTCGGTAAGTATGTACGACAGGTACTCTTGTTTTCTCCCGAAAAGCGTAATCCGACATTCGTTTTTCGGGAGTTTTTCATTTGCACAATCCATTTTTACCTCAATTCATTGAAAGTTTTTGTTTCAAGGGAGTTTATTCTTTATTCTGCTATATTTTGCGTAACAACCTATCCGATAATTGATTATATTTTTGCGGCTGGACATTTTTCAAACTTAAATCGAGTGAATATGACAGATGGAAAATCAAAAGACAGCCACCTGCCGCCAACGGATAGCGGCATGGCAAAGGAAGAGTTTATCCGTGTCGGCACAACGCTCTACAAGATTGTGGAGCAGCCAAAGCTGGACGGAGGGTATATAAAGAAACGTATCGCGTGGAACAACGAGACCCTGCGCTAAGACTACGGCAAGGACTATATCGGCAGCGTTCCCAAGTATGACGGTTTCTGCACCGTACCCGAACACATCGGCTATCGTCCTGTGGTCGGAAAGTTCCTTAACCTCTATGAACCGATAGACCACAGACCGAAAGAGGGGGATTTCTCGCACGTCCAATCTTTGGTACATCACATCTTCGGAGAGCAATACGAGTTGGGGATGGACTATCTGCAACTGCTCTACCTGCAACCTATTCAGAAGCTGCCTATCCTATTGTTGGTATCGGAAGAACGCAACACAGGCAAAAGCACCTTCCTGAACTTTCTGAAAGCCCTCTTTCAGAACAATGTCACTTTCAACACCAACGAGGATTTCCGCAGCCAGTTCAATTCCGACTGGGCAGGGAAACTCCTTATCGTGGTGGATGAAGTGCTGCTCAACCGCAGGGAGGACAGTGAGAGGTTGAAGAACCTCAGCACGACACTCTCCTACAAGGTGGAAGCCAAAGGCAAAGACCGTGACGAGATAGCGTTCTTTGCCAAGTTCGTGTTATGCTCCAACAACGAGTATCTGCCCGTAATCATCGATGTAGGCGAAACACGCTATTGGGTACGCAAAATAAACCGCTTGCAATCCGATGATACCGATTTCCTGCAACGGTTGAAAGCGGAGATACCCGCCTTTCTCCATTTCCTAATCCACCGCCAACTATCCACCAAGAGGGAGAACCGGATGTGGTTCAACCCCTCATTGCTGCATACCGAAGCCTTGCAGAGGATTATCCGCAGTAACCGCAACCGGTTGGAGATAGAGATGTCAGAGTTATTGCTCGACATTATGGCTGCCATGAAGACAGACAGCGTTTCATTCTGTCTTAACGACCTCATTGTACTATTGATGCACTCGCAGGTAAAGGCGGAGAAACACCAAGTACGTAAGGTGGTGCAGGAGTGCTGGAAACTGACACCTGCACCCAACGGGCTTACCTACACCACCTATCAAGGTAACTACAACCAAAGTTGCCATTATGAGTCGATAAGGAGAGTGGGACGCTTCTATACCGTCACAAGGGAGCAGCTTGAATCCTTATAACACCATCATTTTTCTGTTGAATTGTTGAATATGAGTATAAACATATTGATAATAAGCGATATACATTCTCAACAAAATCTCAACAAGCCAAAAGAGAAGTTGAGAAGCCATCGACACCCGTTTGTGGATTTCTCTTTTGGTGAGTGGTTTGTTGAGAAGTTGTTGAGAGGTTACAATCCTGTATATAAGCATATTACATAAACGGTTCATCAAATCAACAAATTTTTATCAACCTTAAAATCATATGTAATATGACAATCCAAGATGCAAAACAAATCAAGTTGGCAGATTATCTGCAAAGTCTGGGCTATATGCCCGTAAAGCAACAAGGCAAAAGCCTATGGTACAAATCACCACTGCGGGAAGAAACGGACGCATCGTTCAAGGTGAACACAGAGCTTGAAAAATGGTACGACTTCGGTATCGGCAAGGGTGGGAACATCATCGCATTGGCAGCGGAACTGTATCACAGTGAGAATGTAGCCTATCTGTTGGAGTGCATCGCCAAGCAAACACCGCACCTGCACACCGCCAGCCATACGCCATTCTCTTTGGGTCGGCAGTCCGTTCCCGAACCGATGTACCGACACCTGCAAGTCACGGAGTTATCCTCACCTGCACTGCTGTCTTACTTGCAGGAACGGAGGATAAATCCCGAACTCGCCAAAAAAGAATGTAAGGAACTGCATTTCACGCATGGTGACAAGCGATATTTTGCCATCGGCTTCCCGAACATGGCAGGAGGATATGAGGTGCGCAACCGTTATTTCAAGGGATGCGCTGCCCCGAAAGACATCACCCATATCCGACAGAGTGGAGAACCACGTGGAATGTGTTATCTGTTCGAGGGCTTCATGGACTATCTGTCGTTTCTTACCATCCGAGTGAAGAACAATCCGCAATACCCCCGATTGGACACGCAGGACTATATCATACTGAACTCCGTTTCCAATCTTGCGAAAGCGGAAAACTTGTTGGCAACCTATCCCCGAATCGGCTGTTTCCTTGACAACGATACGGCAGGACGGAATGCTTGTAAGCACCTGCAAGCAAAGTTCGGTGAACGGTTGTTTGACAAGTCGCTGTACTATCGTGAGTATAACGACTTGAACGACTATCTGTGCGGCAAGTCCTTGTCCCAATCGACAGAGCCGATGAAGCTGGAACGGCAAGTCCAATCCGCAAGACGGATGATGCAGCCACCGAAAAAGAAAGGGGGATTCCGTCTATAATATATGTGCTTGCTATTCCATGGGTATTTAGACAGAAATACCATAGCTCAATAGGGCGTTTTCTTCACGCATTACTCCGTAACGCTAAAAACACCCTATCGAGCCAAAGGGAAATCCCTTTGGAAACCCTGTGAGCCAATGCCACAGGCAGATAGAAAAATCATAACAATAACCGCAAAAATCAAAATGATATGGGATATTTTTCACTGGACATAAAGAAGGCAAAAGGTACATCGGACACCACGCAGTCCGACCATATAGAGAGAAAGATAATGCCTAAAAACGCAGACCCGACAAGAACACATCTGAACAGGACACTTGTCGAATACCCCGATGGCGTTCACGGCAGAGATGAAGCGATAGCCCATCGGTTAAACACGGCAGGCATCAAACGGAAAATCACACACGACCAAATCCGTGTCGTTCGTGTGGTTTTGTCGGGTACGCATGAGGACATGATAAACATACAGGATAACGGGAGGCTCGATGAGTGGTGCAGCGACAGCATACAATGGCTGCAAGCTACATTCGGCAGAGACAATGTAGTTGCCGCACATCTGCACATGGATGAGAAGACACCGCATATCCATGCAGCCGTTGTCCCAATCGTGACGGGCGAAAGACGCAAAGCCAAAAAAGAACAGTAGGACGGTAAGCGCAAGTACCGCAAGAAAAAAACTTCTGTCCGTTTGTGTGCCGATGACCTGTTCAACCGTCAGACCTTGATTGCATACCATGACAATTATGCAAGGGTTATGGCAAAATACGGATTGCAGCGAGGGGTACGAGGTTCGGAAGCACGGCACACCACCACCACGCAATACTATCGGGACATGAAAAAGAAAAATGAAGCCCTTGAAGCCGAAACCAGACTGTTGCAGGAGAAGAAGACCGAAGCACAGGAGGAACTGAAACTGGTAAAAGCGGAAATCCGTACCGACAAGCTTAAAAACGCAGCCACCGATACGGCAACCGCCCTTGCGAGCAGTGTGGGTTCTCTTTTCGGGAGTGGGAGAATGAAATCGTTGGAACGCAGGAACGAGGACTTACAAGACCGCATCCTTGAACTTGAAGACGAAGCCCGACAACGGGAATGGCAACAAGCCGAACAGATACAGGAGATAAGAAACGCTTACGAGCAACAGCACCGCAAGCTGTCGGAGTTTACGGATTTTGTCAGACGCTACTTTCCGTATGTGGAGAAGCTGATGCCCGTGATAAATTTCCTGCGTGACCGATTGGGGTTCAATGACGGAATAATTAGAAAATTGTGTGAGTTCAAGGAAGTTGGAATAAAGGGAGAACTCTATTCCACCGAATTTAACCGAAGTTTTGATACCCGACATTCCGTCTGCGCCATTAAGCAGAACGAAAACGGAAAATTTGATTTCAAGATAGACGGGGTTTCACACGTGAGTTGGTTCAGAAAGAAGATGAATGAGTTTAGAGATGCTATCGGAATACCGAAGCAGAGACAAGACCCAAACAAAAGTATAAAATTATAAAAAGATAGCCCGTTATTATTTATGAGGATAACGGGCTGTTTTTTAAGCATATTCTTTGCAATCTATGGATTGTAGGTATTTCAAAATTTGCTCACTTTCTATATTGCGCATGTAGTTTTCCATATATGCCCAATCGGGAGAGCCATTATTATCAACAGGAAGTGTAATAATTTCTTTGGATAAACGCGTGGCACTTCGTTTATATCCAAAATTATACTTTCCTCTAACACGATCTGCAATGGTTGTAATGAATGTTCCCGTGTATCTATTGAGGTGCTTGTTATAGCCTAAAGTCATATCGGATGTAGCTATGAAATCCTCCACCTTATACACAGAATATCCCATTGAACCTTCACCATTACGAATAAAGGCAATACAATTTCCTTTTTGAATAGTGTTTTTATCTCTGTTTACAAAACATAGTACTCCATTGTTTTGATTAGTTGCTCCAAGATAACTTATACCATCATCTAATTTTTCAATATGATTAAGCCCTTTTGATTTACCAGCAACAAGTTTTGGAAACAAATCACGCAATAGGAAGTTCTTCCAATTTACCCCCCC